TTGTTCTGAGATTAACTAAGTCAGTTCTTAGTCCGTTGTCTGATCCGCTTGCAGGAACGCCCATTGCGTCTAAGGTGTCTCCATCCATCTGTGCTAAATCTTCAGAAAGTCTTTTTATAGTTGTCATTGTGCCGTACAGGTTATCTGTTTTGTTTCGAACCCTACGGTAAAACTCGTCTTTGGTTGGTCTTTTAAGTTCTGTTAATGGCATTTTAATTTTCCTCTATTGTAATTGTTATAGTTGCTGGTGCGGTTACGGTGATTGGTAGCACTGGGTCAGGACTATTGTAATCAACTGGTACTGTCCAATCGTCTGTGTTGCTGTCTGGACTCTCTCCAACCCCATTATAAGCCCTCGCCATAAAGGTGTATGTTCGTCCAGGTTGCAGATTAAAGACTGTTTTAATGTCTATGATTTCTGTTACGTTGCCAGCGTTATAATGATATGGATATGTGCCACTCTGGTCATCATTAAAGTAAACGTTATAGCCTGTTGCCGTCGGTGCTGCATCCCACCGTAGATCTGCTGCATACGCTGTGACAACGAGTGAGCAAGTGAGTAAGATTGTTATTAAAAATGTTTTCATATATTCCTATCTTTACAATATAAAGTTTACTTTTCCCTGACAGACAACCCATCTATAAACACACCCCCATCATTTTCAGGGGAGTTCTCACGGACAACAAAATTACGAGTGTCATCAGTCGTATGTGTAAAGGTGTATGAATATCTCTGCCAAGTCGTGTCGGTGTTATCTATAGTCACGATGGGATATGTCATTGCTGAGTTGGAAGAACCAATGGCAATAGTCCACTCCCCACCGTCAGAACCAGCACCAGAATGTTTAACCCAAAAACTGAGTTTATATTTTGTGCCGTTCACAAGTGTACAGGCATCCTGAATATCATCGAAGCATCTTGATCCTGCTGTGCCATCGCTCACGATTTCAACCGCATATGTGCCTTCGATGGTATCTGTTGATTGGGATTGGTATGTCGTGGTGAAATAATTGCCTGTGCCTGTTGTGGCGTTGGTTTCGTTTGATTTAGACAGGGCATTGGCAACACCGTACAGTTCAGGGCCAAGACCGGGAGATATAAAGCCGATACCGTTATTAACCCCTACACCTGTACCCCTCTGGAACCCAATTCCACCAATGGCAGCAAATGACGTTACTGCAATCAGCAGCACACAAAAAATCAAAAATAATTTCTTCTGCATTTTATTCCTCATATACTTGAACCAATTTTTAAAAAATGAGACACGATGTTTCTGTCTTTAATTTTGGGTCAGCATCATGATGTATGGGAAAGGTTTCTCCAGCTTCGATAAGGTGCTCATTTGCGGTATCGGTCCCAAAATATATGTAGACATCTGTTGCCGGGCGTATCGCTGTAATGGCTTCACTGATAGACGTGTTGGCAGATATCGTTACAACATCATACGGAGCCAAGTAATAAACTCGTCTAGTAAGGTCTGAGAATGCAGGCTGTTTATCTGCGGCGAACGCAACGGTTGGAATTAAAATCAATAAGGCTATTGCTAAGTATTTTTTCATTTAAACCTCCTGTGTTTATTGTCAATTTTGACCTTAAGTATATCAGGAGGCAAACCTATTCTTGCTATATAAGACTATTTAAAGATTTGGTTATCCTTTTACGCTTTGGAAAAATGCTTTACTGAGTTTATTTTTCAGGCTGGTCAATTTATCTATGTGCTGCGATTTTTCCTCTGCGGTGAAATCTTTTCTGCGATAAGTTTTTTTGATTTCAGCTGTTAATGCGCTCAACGCTTTCCGATATTTATATGCGGCGGTTTTAGCTCTCAGTAATTTTTCATATTTGATATAGATGTCCTGAGCTTTTTCCACCTGCCCTGTTTTGATATAATGCTTATATGTACGATTGAGTTCATCAATTTCACTATACAGGTCATAAAATCTTGAAACATATTTACTGCCTCTTGATCCGTCTACCTTCAAACCAAGATCAAAAGGAGTATATCTACCTTCCGGGAGAGACGGTGCATCAGTCATACCTCTTACAACAACGTCTGTGCCGGATAAAACCATAGCGCCCAGTGTAGAGAAATATCCTTTAACAAGATGCTCAAGTTTTAATGGAGACATGCCAGTCATTCCACCTACAAGTTTCATTGTATCGGAAGTCCATGGCTGATACTGTTCAGATGTTTCAAGATTTTCCAAACCAGTTGGAACAATTTTTCTTTTCCTGAAAGTGTCATAGTTAAAATTCACTTCTGCAGCTGGTTTGAATAACTGAGGCCTATCAACATTGAAAGTGTCTCTTGTGGTATGCACAAACCATTCAAGAACAAACCTGCCTTCTTCTGATCCATTCATCACATTGGCTATACTCTCTGGCAGACTTGCAAAAAGAGCCCCGATTTCAAACGGTTTTGGAATTCTCCAATGTTCCTCGCCAATCCAGAAATGAAAGTAGGTCCATTTATCCCAATCTTCCAAATCTTTATATCTGTCATCATCCTTAAATATAGACCATAGGGTCAAGGCTGCAGTGGTCAATATTGATGCTTTTAACAAAAAGGCTTTGGGATTTTCCCGGGAAGATCGACCAAGCTTATACAAACCCTGCATTCTGGCATTCAAAAATGGAATGATTCTTACCATCATTTGAGTCGCCTGTGCAGATCCTATCATGGAAAAATCCATCAAATCCCTGCCCTCGAAGCCAGCGTTAAAGTTATCCATCCCTTCTTTCTTCAAATTGGTATACAAACCAAGCCTTGCCGCATTCTCAGAGGCTGACCCGATTTTTTCCCAGACCCTAAATAGAGAATTATCCCATGGTTTTAGGGGATCAATGATTCTTCGCAGCGCACCTTTCCCTTCGGAGGCAACAATCTTTTTAATATATTTAGCACCGACCTGGGGATCATCTGAATGGATATAAGACGAACCAAATCCAAACCCGGAAGCCATGTATTCAATATAATCCTGGTCCTCTCGCATGGATTTTACAAAGCCCCTGGCTGTATCATAGAAAGGTTTAAATGATTTTGATACTACGGCTGTATGGACTGTATCCCTAAGCATGTTTCGTATTCGAAATGCAGGCCCGAAAGTGGCCCCATATGAAAGCGCACGTTTCGCACTACCCATCATCCGCATAACAATATTGCTGAATGCTTGAGTATCTATTTCTGACAAGGCTTCATAAAGGTCTTGATCTTCTGTTTTAAAATAAACAGCTTCACCATTTTTTTGAAAAGATAGCAGTCCGTAATCTTTCATGGAACCAAACTGAACATTATAAGTAATACGCTTTTCAATTTTATACGGACCTGGCTTGCTGTCTATAAATGCCTGTGCTTCAAAATCTGTATCAAATAATCTTGTTGCTTTTGTATTCCCTTCTTTTACAACGGCGAATCGTTCAACCTTTTCAGAACCAAGCACCTTCACCAGTTCTGATCTCTCTACCTTTTCGATCATCCCAACCTGCTGACCCACTTCAAAAGCACTTGCTCTGGCTTTGTTCCTGGCTGCGGAATCAATCAAGTGCATCCAGTTGGTTAGTACATTTTCAAGCGGATCCCCCAGTTTAGAATCCCCACCTTTAAGTTTGCGGATCTGTGCGGAGATATGTTTTTTACTTCTGTGAGGACCGGACAGGAATTCTTGTTTTGTGGTTTCATCTTCGAATATCCTGTAAAACGGAATATAGAAATTTGATTCCCACATCTCTCTTGCGTCTGGATCAATGAGCCCGGCTTGTTCTGCTATATCCAGAACATTCTTATTGATCGCCTGGAATTTTATATTCAAAGATTTCCAGGACTGTCCAGTTTTAGAATGGGTGCCGACTTTCTGATATATTCGATCTCGTTTGTCTTTGGTAAGCCAATTTTCCCTGCCTTCTCGCTCAAGTTGCTCGGCTCGTTTGGCAGCAACCCAGTATAAAAGATTCTGCCAATCAGGACCGATTGATTTTAGAAAAGGGAGAACGCCTTTATTTCTACTATTGACCGTCATTGTATTTCCAGCCCAGGCAAGCGGACCGTGCTCAAGAAACATAGCAAATGTGGCAGATTTAATCCCTGTCAGCATCCTGTGCATTTTATATGTTTCATCACCAAGCAGGCGTTTAATCGGGTGCAGGCGGTCCAGGGTTTTGGTGATCAACGTATCTTTGCCTTTAGCCCTTACTTCATCCACCAGTCCCTTGATATCCGCTTTTTCCGGCCCGAATATATCAGACAGGTCATCGGCTGCAGCGGTTTTTAAAAAGGTCGGCTGATCACCTGGAATTAATACTTCCTGTTGTGGACTGGTTACATACGCATTTAAAACTCGATCAACTACTTGAATGGCCTTTTCAATATTCTGATAATATTTATCAACAGGTTTGTTTTTAAATCCAAGTGTATTCAGAAGTTTACGCAGGAAGGTTTTGATTCTAAAGGCTAGTTGTTTGAATGTTTTTCCCGGCATCTTGCTTTTAATATTATGCCAGAACTCAGTATCAGTAAAATGCTCGCCAACTAGATCAGCAAGTAATTCTTCCATTAATAAAGCATCACTGACAGTTTTGCGATTCCGGGATTCAAGATCCTTTTTGTATTGATCGATATTTTGGACCTGCCCGGAAAGTATACCCCTGAGTGTTTTATACAGTTTTGGATTGGTGCGTTTGATCGTATGAAGCAGTTCATGTGCAGCAACTTGAAGCAGAGGTTCTTTTGTAGCTGCATCTATAAAGATAGTGTTTGGAAGTTCGGGGATTGTTACCCCTTCAAAATCTAATCCTGCCCGGTCGGAATTTTCCAGGAAGATGATCTTTTTCCCGAAGATCTTTCCAAGTCTCTTTGCATGTTTAACTTTATTGTCAGGCACGGATACTTCCGTAAGCTGGCCTGATTTAACTTTCTTTCCAAGCGATCTTTCCAGAGTTTTTGTATTTTCTGTCGTAACGCCTTTACCATACTTGCCATCCTGTTTTATTGATGATTTCTTTTTGGAGTATCGTACCTGATAATCTTTGTCAAATTCTTCAAAGGCAATCTCATCAATACCGAGCACCTGTTTTGATCTATCATGCTCAGTCATAGTATAAAACGGTTCATTCATACGATTGATCAGGGTGTTAAATATTTTTTTCATCCGTATTTTAGAAACCGTTACAGTCATTCTATTTTTAACTTTAATAAAATCCTGGCCGACTGCTTTCAGTAATTCTTTATTGAGAAAATATTTACTGCCGCTGGCTTTCGCTGCAGGAACAGAGATCAAATATTCATCAACTGTTTCAGCCGAAAAAGCAGGCATAAAATTTCCAGACCAGCTGTCTGCTGTTCCAGGTATGATTTTGATATCACCTTTTGCACCACGGACATGAATCCCTTCTTTTGTAATTTTCTCCAAATCTTTTGGATTGTTCAAAAAGACTGGCCGTTCTCTTTCAGCCTGTTCAAGATTGAAATCAGCAGGCATTAAAACACCTTGCCGGACATCACCTTTATTGGTTTTAAAATTAATGATACGCCCTTGCTGGTAACGCCCATACGCAGCCAGCATATTCCCGGTTATAATAGTTCTGGTCTCCCTGGCTGTCCGAGTAGCATTATCAAACTGTTTTAATGTGCTTTCAGAAGTCTCCCCGGCTTTTGTGGCCTTGGATGGACCAGCGTACTCCGGGTTCATTCTGTTTAAATATGAAAAAGGATATGTCACTCTTCGCATGGAATCCGGCACGGCAAACGTTACTTTCCATGTTCCCAGTGCCAATGGATTTTTGGGTTTGCCAGTTTGATGCACCTTTAAAGCAGTCATACGGATATATTGATCACCGACTTTAACATCAACAATATGACCCGGTTGCGTGATTGAATATAAGTATTCCCAATCCTCACGCACTCCTTCTAGCCTGGTCCTAACGGCATCTGCTCTCTGTTCATCTTCAATGTCATCTACTGTTTCCATTTCATAAGAAACAAACCGATTTAAAGATTCACTCTTTTGATCTTCATGCCGTTCCTCTGCTTTCTCCAAAATCTCATCTAAAGATTTATCCACTTTTTTCTGGTCAAAAGCATATTCGCCCAACAATTCCACAACCTGCTTGCTGGTATAAGAACGACCAATCTTTTTCATGTCCACTTGTTCAGCAACCGCTGCTGCCGTAAATGGAGAATCTGCACTTAATCCGGTATTGTCGAACACAGTCGTTTTGGAAATGGTTTTGGCATCAAGGTCGAAAGTTTTCGCTTCGAGATCATTTTCACCAGTCGCATTCAATTGTTCTATTGTTTCCAAATAACTTGATTCCAGCATGGTATATAGTTGTTCCTGGTCAGCCAGTGGTAACAATGGAATCCTGCCTGTTATTTTTTTGATTGCTCCCTCTTCTTTTAATCCTGACTGCGATCTGCTATCGGTCGCAAGGGGCATACCCAGACGTTCATGCATCTCTGGAAAATCAGCCATCATGCCTGCAGCCACCCTGTCTCCATATTTATTCATGAAATCAACCGTTTCTTTTGCGCTGAGATCACTTTCTTTTGCTGCCGTTGTATTGGCATTCAGACTCGCCATTTTAGTAGCCAATACCGCTGCTGGTCTTTTTTCGGAAGGAATATCCCCCATCAGCTGTGTATATTCCGGAGCACTGACCTGCCCTGCTCTATGGACCCTGCCTAACATCTGCATATGAGTATCAATATTGCCTTCTGCCTGTAAAATAATCATATGCCGTTGTGCTGGTGTGTGACCGCCATATTTTGGAAGAGCATGCAGCGAAAGCCCTGTTGAACCACTCTTATTTAAAATCAATGCATCCAGTTTGTCCGTATTGAAATCATAAATAATTTTAGTTCGGCCCTTGGTGCTTTTTTCAGATCCTGGGCGTTTGGTATATCTGTCTTTTCCAATGTTGCGGTATTCTATACGGTCGGTCCTTCCGGTAATTTCACTGGCACGAATGCCAGCTTCAGCCAGCTTATGAATGATATAGTCCACCGGAGATATAGGAATATTGCCTATATCAAGATCATAGATTTTATCTTTGATCCTTTCGAACTCTTTAACGCCGTATTCGCCAAGTTCTTCATCAGAAATATACCCACGAATGGTTTCATTCGCTGGCCTAAAGGGTTCTCTGATTGTGTATTCCCTGGTTTTTTCAAGATAACTGCCAATCAAATCGTTAAACCTTAATCCAATCGCATCACCTGGCTTGAGGTTATATGTTTCAGCATGCCTTTCTATAAAAGATCCCATTGTATTCGCAAGGGTGATCACAGGCTTTTGCCCTGATTTAAATGCAGCGATCGCTTTATCAACAGCCCCTTGTGTTTTCATGGAAAGCAGCATCTGATTGATCAAGTTGTGCATCACAGAAGAAAACCCGACCATGTTGACTTTTGCATCTCCGGCAGCGGAAGCCCCAGAAACACCAGCCCCAGACCCGGCCTCCCTGTCTCCTATATTTTCAAAGGCTGGTTCTGCAAATCCATCTGAGAACCTTTTTATCTCGGCAAGGGCATCAGCAATTTTTTCAGCAGATTTTTTGTCAATTTCAACAGATTCAGTATGATAATCAACGCCATCAAAAGACCTCTCCCTGCGAACATACTGCCCGGCTTCCACCAGCATCGCTGCCACTGCTTGCTGAAGTGGCACGCCTCCTTGAGAAATCGCACCGCCAATATTGGCAACATCATCGACTGCTAAACGCATATCTGTTTTGGAATACAGGTCCATTACACCCGGTCTTTTGGCATACGTTGCAGAGGAATAAAAAACTGAGTGAGCATCCTGCACCAGTGTTCTAAAATAAACAGATCTGGGTACTTTTGTAGCGGTCGCTTTGTTCCCCTCTGTTCCTCCAGCATTGTGCGACTCATCCATGATCAGCATTCCACGATGTCTGATCATTTCAGAAATAAATTGACGTTGTGGTGAGCCTGTCTTGTTGAGTTGATCATATGTGGTAAAAATTGTTTTGTATTGATCAGGCAATACCCCTTGCACAGTGATTTTATTCAAAACCGCATTATGATTTGATTTTGTCTTAATGACTTTAGAACCATCTTCTGTCAGTGAAATCGTTTTCCCCCCATTGGTCATGAAGATTTTATCAGCCATGTCAGCCATACCGATATCGACAAAATCCCGATACATATCAGTGTAAAGGTTTGGTTTCTCCGTAACGAAAATCGGAGTTAAATTGTTTTTCATGGCATATCTCTGCATGGCAGCAACCACACGACCTTTACCAACACCTGTTTGATCTCCGATTATAAACCCTGCCCCATTGCCGATATTGTGAATAGCCAGCGCAATGGCATCAACCTGTTCCCCTGAAAAATAACCAAACTCGCCTGGTTTTCCATTTATTTCTTCCAGCGTGTACCCAAGCTCATCTGCAACATATTGATCTACGGAGCCATAACGCTCCTGTATTGTTGCCAGTGCTTTTTTACTGGCAGTTGCCATATTGACAGGTGTAAGAGTGCCAATAGCAGAAGATCCGCTTGCAGGTTCATAAGCAACCTGTGTATCTGTGTTAGATGGTTTTTTGGGTTTCTTTTTGGATGGAGCCTTATTGTTTCCTGGTAAAACCATATCCTGTTTAACAAATCGTTCAAAATATGGTCTTGCTTTTGGAGAAAGGTTCTTGATAGCAAGTTGAACAAAATCTTTTGCAGACTTACCAGCTTGAATAAGATCGTTTAATGCATCTTGAAGCAATGCACGAATTTCACCATAAACATTCTCATCTGTTTTGTCAGTGGATAATGAACCACGCTCACCCAACAGATTATTGATCTGTTTGAATTTATCAAGCGCATTCGATAAATGCTGTTTGGTTTCAGCGGCTTTTTCTTGGGCGGTTATTTTTTCAGACTGACGATCCCATTCAGCAAGGAGATTGTCAGGAGAGAACTCATCTTCTATTGAAGTATCAGGTTGTCTATCCAGAGGTTCAGATCGCTTTCCTCCAGAATCTTTTTTGCTTTCAGGTTTGCTTTTTGAGGTGGTTCTATCGGAAGGTCTGTCAATATTATCCCGCTTAGATAATCCTGCATCAGTGGGTTCATTTCTATTAGTACCTGCCCGGCTGTCTCCAGGTTTGGTATCGGCTGGCTTCCCTCCATCAACCCTCGCATCTCCATCTCGGTCATTAGATGGTTTACCGCCTCTTCCGGTTCTGGTTCCTGCTCTATCAGATCCTGCACCCTCAGACTCAGGCGAAACAATATTTCGTTCGTTGTCACCTTCAGGTTTGATTGTAGTGTTACCGCTGTCACCATCTTGTGGGCTTCTGTCTCCACTTGCGGCACCCAGGGTATCATTTTGATCTGGTCCATTTAACTGCTCCTTTAATTGGTCAAGAGAATCGATGAATCTTGGCGGTTCGGCTCCTGGTAATGTAAGATTGGATTTTCCTTTACCATCAATTACCAGAATATCAACCGGCCATCCAGCGCCCTGCTTTTTATACAGGTCTCCTGACATTGTGAACATGTCAACTACATTATACCTGTTAAAAAGTGTTTTGTAAAACCTTACTTTGTCAGGGGAGCGATACTGTTTTTTGCGTGCCTCAACATTGCCGTTTTTATCCTTAACACTGCCAATAATAAAAACTGCACTTCCTTGATCATTCATAGATTCAAGGGCTTTAAATACCATGGCATGATCTATCTGGCTGGTTTCATACTGTTTTGCAATCTGCCATTTTTTTGTTTTTCCGGCATCATCTTTTACTGTCCCAAAGGGAGGATTGCCGATAACAACATCCACCTTGTTTTTCAGCACAACTTCCGTACCGTCTTTCATCATTATGTTTTTGGCTAAACCATTTAAGTTCCTGGCTCGTTCAATATTCAATTCATTGGCAGTTGTTTTCTTCGGGTTAGTCGTAAAAATTAACGCTCCGTTTCCGGCAGAAGGTTCGTAAACAGTGGTAGACTGATTAATCCCTGCTCGCTGTGCAGCAACATATGCCAGTGGCAGCGGTGTGGAATATGCCTGGTTCATAATAGATGTTGAAGTCCTGGTGGAAAGGTTTGGTAATTTCCCCTGCAGGTCTACAAGCGCATCATATATTTTTTCAGGTGATGAATATTTTTTAAGAATATCCTGTGCCATCTCGATTGCAGCTGCTTCGATTGATTCTTCAACGGCCTTTGCTTCTTTGGTTCCACCTTTTATAAGTGGAAGGCCAAGTTTATCAGAAACGGCTTTGCGTGCATGCACGATTGTTTTGAACCCACCAGACGACAAACCTTCCTTGACCGCCTCTTTTGCAGCAAGGATATTAAGACCTTCCGGTTCCACTTCCTGTTCTGCCGTTGCTCCAAACAATTCACTTGCTTGCTGGTCAGTGATGTAAGCCTCCGGGTTATCTGCCATCTCTTGTTCTTCTTTGGCTATATCATCAGCGATGAGTTTTTCATTGTGCTGATCAACCATCTCCTGGATGTACTCTCGCTCGTCTTTTCTTCTGAATACATCACTAAGCAGTCGTCTGCCTTTGCCGTTATTTTCATGTTTTACCAATCTCAATGTTGAAAGATTTCCGCTTCCTTTTATTTCAACATCTGTATACCCATCTTCCAAAAGAGTATTGATATATTGTTCAAAAGTCATGCGTTGACCAAGGTAATTGACTGGTCCTTCAAGCAATTCCTTTTTCTCTTTTTCCTCCCGGGCCTTTTTCTTTTCTTCTGCTGCTTTCTCTGCTGCAAGTTTTTCAGCCTCGACCCATTCATCATATTTTCCGGGATCAAGTGAGCGGATACTTTCGTTGGTCGCTTTTTGAGTTTTCGTTGCAAGACCTGTTATCTCGGTAAAAAGCTTTAACGTATTTTTATTGCCACGGTGGAGCCTGTCTTTAAGAACTTGAAAGTCTTTATCATTAATGGCATTCACAAAGTCTTTAAACATCCGTGTCTGGTTTTGTATGAATACGTCTATCTGTTCTTGAGTCGCTTCAATCCCATGCTTTTTGCCTCTTTCAATTTCACTGTTGAGCATATTGTCTACAATGGTAGCAATAATCTGATCAGGTCCAACCGAAGGGTCAGGGGTTTTGGTTGGACTGTTTTTTTGTTGACTTTTTTCGATCTTGTTTTCACTCATCAGAGTAGTTGTGCCACCGTCAATATCAATAAACCAACTGTTTTTTCTCTTCTCAACCAAGAGACCAGTTCGAGTTTCACCTTTTTTGGTTTTCCAGGAAACACGATCACCTTTTTTGTATTCTGTGGGAGTAGCAACCTTCTCATTTTTTAAGATTGGGCTCACCGCAAGCGGTTTCTTTGTCCTCTTTCCATCTTTCAGCCAATCTTTAAAAGTGGCGTGATCCATTTCAGTAATTTCACCAAATCCCTGCCAGTTTTGCTCATAATTTGCCATATACATGGAAATAGCTTCTTCTGGAGTATCTGGACCCATAATAACTTTATGCTCATCAAACCGACCATTTTCAGGATTGACCTGATCAATAACAAAAACTTTCGGGCTTGTTTCTGTACCAGGCTGTATAAAAACATCCACCTGATCTCCGTCTTTCCCCTCGGTCCGTTTAAAATATCCATAGTGTCCATGGATTTTGTTTTCCCATTCTTTGCCGGATTGATCCTTCCCTTTACGAATAGAACCATCCGGGTTTTCAATGGTAATGTCGAAACCGTCAATTTTGATATGATCTTTCTTGTAATTGCCTGCGGCTTTCTGGGCCTCGCTCGGATCGGTATTAACTTTTTCCGGTTCGACTTCGTGTTCAAAAATGGGTTTTGTGGAGACAATGCCATCTGCTGGCATATCCTGCATGCCGAAATTATCCTGCAAGCCGGATTGAAACTGTTTCTGATCGGCCTGCTCTTTTGATTCATATTCTGGAATAGATACATCAATACCATCATCCACATGATCAGGAGACTGTTCAGGCAGCTGCACAGGTTCCGGCTGCTGTTCAAGCATTTCGCCCAATCCTGAAAACGGTCTGTATTTCTGATCATCAGGTACGGTTTCCATGTTTCTCTGGAAAGCTGGTTGCTCTGCAGGCATCACATTTGGCACAGACTCTTCAGGTTGATTCTGCAACGCCTGGTTCAACACATTCATCTCATGTGCAACAGGTTCTCCACCCATGGCTTGCTGACGCTCGTTTAAAGCGGTTACAGATGCCTCTTGACTTCTGACACGCCTGAATTCGTCAACGTTCTTATCGAGCAGATTTTGACTGCCTTTTAGATCATAATCAGGTGCCGCATCCATATTCTCCATGTATTGCTGATTCTGCTGATACATTTCCTGAACAGGATCCGGTGCAGGTGTCGGCTCTGGTTCTGGTTGCTGCTGTATTTTTTCGGCTGCTCGCCTTTGCCATTCTGCATGGTGTTCCCAATCCTCAACAGAAGTATCGTTATAATCTGCATCAACCGGACCTGCAGTGATATCAGGCGGCGGCGGTGTCTCTGCTTGTTCAAAGTCATCATCCAATAAATTTTCTGGACCTTTAAAAGCCTTTGCTACTTGACCCGCTGCCAGTGCGCCACCACCAGTCAATGAAGTCAAGACAAAGGTTGGTGGGGCCACTTCTTTAAAAGATTCCATCTGGTCAGATGGGCTGATATGTGACCTGGGATCTGCATCAGACAATCCGGCTTCAATCTCAACGTTATGCTGTCCTGTCTGGGTAATGGTTTCTGTTGCGAGTTCACCGCCATACATTCCGGCAAGGGTTTTGAACATCTTGCTGCCAAGATTTTTACCAAGAGTCGCCGTGAACAATGTCCCTATTCCAGACATTTGAATCACGTTTCCAGCTGCTTCCGGGATCGCTTCCCATAAGGCGTGTTTTGATCTTAAATCTTTTGTCTTTTCAACAAGGTCCGCAACTTCTTCATGCGTAATTTCTCGACCGTTTTCTTCTTTTTTGACTGTATCCCGGTAAGCATCAATCAACTGCTTCGTAAACATGGTTTTGTCCATTTTATATGCAGCAGCCCCGGAACCTGCTAAAGCAGTTGGAATACCAACTACTGGAGAAATCACAGCAGAGGCAACCATACCAGGAGCACCAGCACCCATAGCAACCCCGGAAAATCCTGTGCTAGGCCCTGCCTCCCTGATATCTTGACGGTCCAGAAAGGGTAAAACCTTTTCTTCACCACCCGACTGCGACATTCGCAGTTTGTTTCTTTCTTCACGGGCTCTTCTGGCTATGTCTTTCCAATCGTATTCAGCCTCTGGGTTATCATCCTCCCATAATGAAGCAAACGCCCCTACTGTATTAATAGGAATGTCATATATCAGATGTCCAAGATCTTTCAGTCCACCAGGAATATTATATGTTGAATCCGAAGAACCGCTGTCATCAGCCCAGTCTATTTCTGATTCATCATAATATTGGGCCTGTCCATGGATAGAATTGTCCGGTGTATCTTCCCAGTCGATTTGAGAAGCATCATAAAGCTGAGACATATTAACCTCTTATTTTCTTAGAAATGGGTTTTCTTTCGGGCGATAATCTTTCTTGGTGCGAATTAACTTCCTATCCCCCAGATATCTCCCGAAAGCACTTGTCTGAGCACCAGTGGCATTACGCCATTGCTCATATTGTTCAGGAGACAATGTCATTTTTTGTCCATCTGGTAATATGGCAACAGGATTACCATCGATCATGGTAACATCCCATTTAGTGGCATCTTCTGGCAACGCCGCTTCCTGCGGTTGATAGGCGTTCGTTATTTCAGCAATAGGACCGGAAGCCATTGCTTTACCCGGCTCTTTGTTGTTGTTTGTTTGCTGTGGAGCATTAGCAATATTGACTTGTTCCCATTTACCACCAGCTGCAGGGATATACCAAGTCCCTTGCTTATCTTTTTTTCCTCCCATGGCTTGGACATCATCTATTGCCAATTCTTTAGAAGCTATTTTCTGCTTTGGTTGCGCTCCAAAATAGGTGTTGGTTGCACCGACCAGTGCTTTTGCTACGTTGAATTTACGATATTCAGTGTCATTTAAAACAGTTGGATTTTCTTTGTATTTGTCATAAAACTCCATGGCTTTCATGCGAGTGTTCTCGCCTGCAGTGGTGAACTGTCCATCAGGAGTTAAGAATGTTGTCCCTTCCACACCAAAATATTTGGCGGCATTATTAATAACAGATTCAAGCTGCTTCCTTTTTTTCTCGCCACCTGCGGCATTGGCTTTTGCATTATGCTCTTTTTCAGAGGCTTTTGAGGTCGCAATTTTCTGTTTGGTTAATTCATCATCAAGTTTTTCCGGTCTGAAACCTTGCGCTTTTAACTGTGCCAAGGTCAACTCGGCTTGACCACCACCAGATTTATACACAACTGGCCTACCAGCATTCGGACTTGTCGGATCATACATGACTGTTACATCATATGATTCATCCCCTTTTTTCCAGGTCGTAAACCCTGCTTCACGGTTCTGTTTGGCGATCATCGTTGTCTGTGCTACAAAATCGGCTACAAAATTTTTTGCCGGTATCGTAATTGCTTTCTGATATGCTTGTTCAAGTGTGATATCATCGCCCATAAGTGACTTTTTTCCGGCTTCTTCATAAATAAGGTCATAGGTTCCATTCTGATTTTTTTGGATAAATAAAGGATGGTGTGCTGTATTAATCGCCTGTTCAATATATTGTTCAGCCAATTGCTTGTTGCCTTGTTTTAAAAACCCGGCCCCGGCCTGGAGTGTGGCCGACCACTGTTTAAACCTTTGTGACCCCTCTGCCATCTTTCTTTTCATTCGTGATGTTCTAAACTGAGCATTGGTTTCCAGGGCGGTTCCAAGATTTGTAAATGCTTGAAAATCTGTCTTGCTCTGCGGATTATAATTATCAAGAAAATTATCCCACTCTTCTTTAGGAAGAGCATTCAAGTGCTGCCAAAGCTCGTTTTCTTTTGCCAAGACATCTGCAGACCGTTCAATTTTTTGAAGGTCCTGTTTGTTCTGCTGATCTTTTTTATATAGATCCCTTGCCTGTATCTGTGACCGCTGTGAACCGCCCAAGGCAGCAGGCTGCATTTCTCCAGGAGCATCATAAATATCATTGTCTCCATGGGGTGCAGGCTGTTCCCCACCCTGAAGGGCAGTCAGATTGGCATCAACATCTGTTTTAAATTGTTTGGCCTCGGACCGATCATCTTTAGTGTTCTGAAAGGCTTGGTTACGTTGTTGAGCGCCTTGTAGAGTATTCACCAGGCCAGTAATTGCGTTCCAGTCATTATGATTTATTCTTCCCCATCTATCAGGCATGATTCATTCTCCTTATGAAAGTAAATAGGAGCCGATACCGATTACGGCTCCAGCAGCAGCCCCGACCGCAGTGCCTATTCCCGGGACAGCTGATCCTATAGCCGCCCCAGTTGCGGCTCCGCTTAATCCAGACATTGCAGCCCCACCTGCACTTGGTCCCGGATCTCGGTTCGCCGGAATATCCTTCATCATTGAGCCGTAAGAATTGGCGGCGTTTCCCATCCCCTGGAATGCTTTATCTATTGGGTTCGTTACTTTATACATATCAGTACCCCATTGCTGTATTTAATCGATCAAACTTTTCATTCTCAGCGTTTTCTCTGGCTTGCGTTTTTGCGCTTGCCACTGTTTTGGCCCGATTGAGTGAGTTGGTATTCTGGAAGCCAGCGAACGCCCCGGAGTTCGGATTAAGGCCCATCCTGGCAGCGTTTCTTCTCATAATCGAATTAGAATTCATAAACGCATGTGACGCTTCTGCAGCAGCTTTATTCGCCTGTGATTCAACATCTACACCGTTCAACGCTTCATCAAAAAACGCTGTCCTTACAGGTGCCTTTTCTGCAATGCCTGTCATGGTGTCATCAATCTGTGCCTGGGTTAATGCGGTCTGGCCTGGCAGCAATTCCAAAGCAGAATCGGTTTGAGCTTTTCCAAGTGCAACCTGTCCAGGTAATAATTCCTGTTCTGCCTGAATTTTTTCTTTCGACAATGCTGTTTCATATGGAATCAATTCCCGATTAGCGGCAATCTGTTCCATTTCCATCGGCTGGTATTCATCCTGCCAGAACTGGAAATATTCTTCTGCCATGCCCTGTTGGGATTCAGCAATCGTTGCCATGCGAGCATTATAAGCGGCATCGTATGTATCTCCATCACTTCCACCGCCTTTAAAACTCAACACTTTGCGCTTAAAGTGGTTATAATTGTTCTGTAAAATCATACGTCACCTCTCGTATAGTAGATAAAAACAGCAGGTTCGCTCTGTTTTGTTTTGGCATTATATATGGCGTTCGGAATTTCTCCGTATGTTTTGCCACCACATTTCAATGAGAAATTAATCGCTTTTTTATTCCAGGCAGGGACAAACCCGGTTAAAAGGTCAAACAAGAAAGTATTGTCCTCAAGGGGTTGCGTGAGTAATTTATTTAAAACAAATTTTCCAATCTCAAGGGTTTGACCCCAGTAATGTTTAAAAACACAATAGTGCATCCTGGCAGATTTGTTTTCAAAACGGTTAAGCCATGTGTACCCAACCAAATCATTGTCATCGAAAAGCAGATAAAACATTGTGCCGGAAGCTTTTGCCATGGCAAGGAATTGATCTTCACTGGTAATTGTTCCCTCATAAAAGATAATATCGTGAAGATCCTCTTGCACCGTTTTCAACCACAACGTTTTCATGGTTGAATCAGTCACGGTCCTGATCCCATCTCGTTCGACATATGGCAGTATTGTGAAGCTCATCAACAAATAATCCTTGTTACTTTTGCACCTGGATAAACCGGAAATTTTCCAGATTGAGGTTCACCAAATTGCAGTTTATCTTCATGCCAAAACCCGATAACCGCATGAAATTTTGTTTTTTTGGTCCATATGACACAATCCATAGCCAGCAAGTTTCCAAAATTTTGTTCGGACAACCAGCCCCTGAATATCCTTACTGCATCATCACAGTCTCGGCTTTCATCCGGGCTATAATGGAATTTATCTGCAGGGGCTTTTTTCATCACATAGGCTGGATCTTCCGGCACATGATATTCAGCATCCCTGAAAATAACGTTGTCGCAATAACGAGCCAATATCGGGCGTAATTCCCTGGAAGTCATTACTTTGCTTTTGATGTCAAGTCCGAACATTTTGCTCCAATCTTTTACGTTGCTCTGTCTGTAAGATCTCAACCAGCCCCAGAACAGCCCGGTCCATTTTTGGATATACCTTTCCGTCTGGTGCCGATTCACACATACCATTCCTGAAAGATTCGGTTGCTTTCTGGTTCCCTTCAAGAAGCTTTAATGCTTCAAACCGCCAATGTTCCGATAACCCATCAATACAATCACGCAGAATAATCGGTTTTCCGTCTGTTTGTGGGATCGTATATTCTTTCCATGCCGGGCATCCATCAGAGCCATTCCATGCTTTTTCCGGGCATCCTTTTTTAAATGCTTTCAATCCTCTGATACAGGGTCTGTTCATTTACGCATCCTTTGAAGCTGCAATTATGGTTACATATCTTGGAGTGTAAGTATCCTGGGTTAAAGTATGGTCATGACCGCTTCCGCTGCCAGATGCCCCGGATGTTCCTGAAATCGTATGAGTATGTGCACCATCTGTATTGGTTGCTGATTGATAAGTATATCCACTGCCAGAATCCATGCCGCCAGAACTTCCGTTTGTTAAAAAAGCGGCACCGTTAGCGGTAGTATGACTATGATCACCATCAGAACCTGCTGAGAAGGTGCCTGCTCCATGGGTATGACTCGGTAGTTCAGCCTCGGTTAAAACATGGCTTGCGGAGACAAGGGCTGTTGTCCAGGTTACAGGATCATCAGAACCGCCACTTGCGTAGATGTTCCCAACAAGCAGGCTTGCGGTATTGGCCCAATCACTTTTTTTTGTCCATCCAGTCGGAGCACTCGCTTGATTAAACAGCATCGATGTCCCGGAAGGGAAACCACCATCAACCAATTCAAAAGCGTTTTCTGCTGCATTTACTGCAACAACTTTGGTTGCATCTCCACCTGAAATCGCTGGAAGCAAAGCTGCTTTATTGATCCCTGCATCTATCTCGGCTCCGGTAAGACTTGATGTATAATCTGCCATTTTTTACCTCATTATTTTATATATTCAGAGCTTGAGCCCAGTGTGTCTATTTCATAATGAAAATCTATTTCTAAAAGTGCTGCATCATCTCCATAATCATCGGTGCCGCCGTTCCCTGCTGTATCTCTAAAAACACGACAAAGCAGCATGGCTGACACCGAATCAATACTTGATCCGTCTATCTCACCCAGTTCGGTTAAATAATGCCTGTCTGCAACCAGGGTTTCATCAGGATATGGAGTATCTCCATAAATCAGAGTGGTATTTCCAAAGGTTGCCCCAAGTTCAGACAATGAATATTCAAGGCCCCAGGAAACCGTTTCTCCTGCACTGCCATTTGCAACCGGCATCCAGTGAACATGTGCATGTAAATCTGTGCCATGCTTATAATTGTGCGGTATCTGGCACATGAAATACAGTTCTTCTTCTGTTGAATCATCAAACAGATACGTGAACACCCCTTGTGAACTAGAACCATTATCTAAGACTTTTGCAAAATCAGGATCTTTTGTCCCTCCCAATCGTGTAGAAACAACTGGTACTCGCAAATCTTCCCAGACCGTATCCACCAATTCAATTTCACCGTCTTGCGCCAGAACACCAGCGAGGTAATTTAATCTAGAAGCATAAGGGCTCTGCTTGTTGCACTTTAAAAATATATCTAAATCAACACCTAATTTTTCAAGGTCGCTGACAGTCAACGCCCTGTCATATGGAGCTCCCACTTTTTTCCCTGTCAATAAATCAAGGAGTTCTTTCACGTTATCGAAAAACTTTTGCTGGTGAAGTTTGTGCGTGACTCTGGGGATATTAATATGCATTATGCGATAACCTCAGAAACGGATTGTCCTAGAGCAACATGATCAATAATGGCATCACCCACCAGCTTGATTTGAAATGTTCTGCCCCGAACAGGAGGAATACGGAAAACATCTTCACTGGTCACGGTGGTTTTAAAGACAATATTGCCATCCACATACAACGTTAAAATTACAGAACCGTCAGTATAATCACCACGCAGGATCCCTGCAGTAATGACTTTATCCGACATGAACTTAAATTCTTTTGATTTCCAGGTATAATCAGTTAAAGAACCTGTACGCCAGGAAACAACCTCTCGGTCTAATTCATCGCCCTGAATCAAATATAAGGTATCATATGGAATGGAATATTCGTCACCAGTGCAAACCAGTTGATAACCCTCACTGGAAACATAGTTGTCTCCTGTGGATGTTAAAAAATCGTATAAATTCAAGGAAACCGTTGACACATACTGACCACCATGAACATTTTTATCTAATTGAATTTGCCTGATTTCATTCCGACCGACTCTGACTTCAATCCCATTTGGCGTACCTTCCCAGAAAGCAAGATAGGTGTCATTATAATAAACCGCCAAGAGCGTCTCTGGTTCTAATACAATCCATTGTTTTGCTGTATAAAGGTCTTTTGTGATAACAGTTGCCGCACCAGTCGAATCAATCAAAACCAACCCCATAACAGAACTATAAATGGTTCCTTCCGGGACATTGACAATAGATCGTGCCGACTTACACGGAGCATCCAATGGCAGTCTGTCTATCGAAAGTGAACCAGGATCAGCACCATATATCAAATAAGGTATAGTTTTAGTCAGAACAGCTATGGCATTGCCTGTAAATCCTAACCCAACTATTTCAGACGTTACGGTCAAAGAATAAATAGAAGGATAAGCGTATTGAATGTAACTCTCCGAAACAAAAACTTTATTGGATGTAAACCCGAAAATAAGACCATTTGAAGCCGTAATGATACCTTTCAAATCTGATTCAGGCGCAGTCCAGTTTTCAGTCGGTAAAACTTCGCCCAAGTCATCATCCGTATTGGTAGAATGATCATCGTCATATTCAAGTGGGCTGGTTGTTTTGGCTATGTCAGCGACATATTGAAACTCTGCGCCTGTATCGCCATGGTTGATACGATAAATACGATAATGCGTGGTATATGCACCATCGCTTGAATCATCAGTGAACCCAGTTAAATTAACCTCGGCATCATCTTTAATGGTTTCAATATCGGTAGCCGGAGAAGGAGCAGACTCAACCACTGTATCATCTTCCCATATCCCCACCCGGGTATAACAATAGGAAATGTCCCTGTCAGTTCCTGTGCCTGTGGTAGTGATACTGGTTGTTAAAGCAGTTGTCGGGGCTGCAATACCAAGCCTCCTAGAAGCGGTAGGATAAGGACTGCTGGTTAAAGCAAGGGTTGAATTTGTTTCTTTTGGATAGTCATCGCCTGTATATAAAATCCGATTGGCATCACTGTATGCCAAAGATTCAACAACATGGATTGCATTCGCCCATTGAAGCCATCGATCTCCAAAGCGGTATATTGTCTTGACACCATCTTCAAGAGATTCTTCGATAGTCGGTCCGTTTAATGGCTGCAGATTTCCATGATCAAGCAAACAATTGATCGCTTCCGCTGCATTCTCTTCTGGTAATAGATGAGCATCAATCTTGGGAATTTCTCCCTTGAATACAGACAACGCAATCATTTAAACAAAACTCCGCTGATAAACCTTGAGCCTGGTTTGATCATTTGTTTTTCTGGCTTTCATTTTAGCCAGATTAAGATTGTGAAGATAAATTTTCCTGTTGATCAAAGCAAGGTTGGCATCAGACCATTTTTTCTCAGGCATCAGCATTAAATTTGCTTTCGCTCCGGCCTCTATCCCCTCGAACCAGTCATTATAAAGAAGATCCGGTAAACTTGTTGCGGCTCTGGTGGGTTTCCAAAAAACGGTTGTATCAAAAGTTGTGTCTGCCGTTCTTGCATCATCCAGGGTGATTGTCACACCTTCCCTGGTATACTCGTTAAATCCGCTACCATCGATTGATATTTGGCACCCGGTGACAGCTGCACCGCTTGTGACAGAAAGTGTAATCGTGTCACCATCTTCAAGAACTTCGTGCTCTTCATCCAATTGCCAGATCCATGAGGATTGACAAAATTGAATTGCTACCCTTAATAATTCCTGTTTTATTAAAGGCTGAGGACATCCTGGCACAGATGGCATCACATAATCAATAAACCTGTCCATTTACACCCCCTGATCTTGTACCTGCTTTAAAAGCGCATCATTTTGATTTTTAATCCCCAATATGGAAAAGAAATTATTCAGATGACTGACTGACTTGTTTAAATCCTGTCCTGTTGATTCCATTCCCAGGCATCGATACAGAACATATTCTTTAACAGCGCCGAGATACGTTTCATCTATCCCTAATTCTGTCGCATCTTCGTCAAATTCATCGGGTTGTTTTGAATAAGAAAGCTCAACTGAAATAGCGGAAGATGGCACAGGATATACCCAGAATGTTTTTGGATTCTCTTCATCAAACATATAATGCTCGATTGCACTGCCTGCTGCTGTGGTCCAGGAGGGTACAGACTCATTCATCGTTTCACGACTTATCTTACGGACCGGATCACCGTCTGTATTCATCATGACATCAAGGAAGCGAACACCATCAGAAGGTATTGATTGTTTCGGCGTATCTGCTGTTAAGGCTACACTTTCAGTTGTGGAAGTTGCATCAGGCCGAAACAGCACAACCGCTGCCAAACCTTCATTGATGAAATCCAGCTTGATATCCTGGTCCCAGATCGTTTCGTTCTGATCATTCAGTAAAACACCCAGGTTAAATAAAAGTTCTTCGCCTGTGATTGACATGACTTACACTTCTCTTGCGGCAAGTTCTGCAGCAAGCTTTGTGACAATCTGAAGCTTTGTCATTTTTTCAGGAAAATCTTCACCAGTCTGTTCTTTTGCATACTCATAAAGATCACTCACTTTTACCTTGTCAACGGTTCTGCCAAACCATTTTTTGATCAACGCCTCTGCCTCATCTTTGTCAAGCAGGTCTGTAGACTCTTCTTCGATTTCTTCTTCAATCGCAGGGACAACCGGATCTTTTTTGGAAGATGGGACTGGCTCCTTGACTATCATCACATGCTCTTCGCCTGGAACTTCTGCTTCGATTTCAGGGGATTCACAAGGAATCATGTATGATTGCTTTGCCAGGTTATCAGTCCGGGGCCAAATGCCTCCGGTATGGATATTCTTTAACCACTGTCTTGCCATCGTTATTCCCTTTTACTTTATATATTTTTTAAAAGGGTGGGCTTTTTACACCCACCCGGTGGTCAAGGTAGCGGGCCTTGATCGTTAAGCGTCTTTGGTGTCAATATAATAAATGGTTATCACCATTTCACCATTTCCGTCTGTGACAACATCAGAGAAATCACTTGCGGAAGTGACTGTAACCCTTGGGGTTTTTTCAGCAGACAAACCAGTTGCGGCATCAGCTGCGAGAGCAAGAGAACCGACTGTTCCAGTAGTAAAAACACTCTGTGCGGTGTTCGCTGAATATTTATCAAGGTCTCCAGAAATACCGACTGAAAGGACAGCAGAGGTATCACCAGCAAAAGCGCCGGAAACAACCGCTTTCCATCCGAGGACCATAGCACCAACAGGGAGAGCATCATCAAAATCGATGGTCCCGGTTGTGGTTGCATCCGTCATATCGGCTACGGATAGGGTCTGAGATTTTAAAGATTTTATCATTCCAAATTTCATGGTTATTCTCCTTCTACATGGAGTTAAAAAGGTGATAGAGCCTGAAACCAGGCCCTATCTTGTTATTAAGAGATAGCGCCAATCGTGCAGCAAACTGTCCCCATTGCATCGGGTTTTACAACTTTGTACCCATAAACCTGCAGTCCACGCATCAGCTGACCGAAATCATCCGGGTTCGGAATCATTTCGTTGTTTACAAGCTGACTTGCAAACGTAATAGCAGATTTGTGACCAAAGATCGGGTAATACAGAGTTGCAGTACCTTCAGCGACTGAGTAAACCTGATTGGAAACAAACAGTTCGAAATTATTAATAATTCCGATTCTGCCATTTCTCATCATGGAAGTACCGTCACCTGCATAACTGGCTTCTGACAGTTCAGACAATTTAATCCTGGTTGCCATCCAAGCTGGCAGGACAAACCATCTGTTGTTGTTGGGAACATTCTGCTCGTCAAGCACCTGACCGCATTCGACCATTTTGTCTACAACGGTGCCGTTGGTAAGGGCTTCTGCAGAACCGCCGTTTGTCCCGGTTGTACCAAGATCGATTCCCCCGGAGATAACGCCTGCGGTAGCGCCTTTGTTGGCTGTGGCTGCAGAGGCATAGACAGCACTGAGGATATCAGAATCAATGGAAATCTTAAGCTGTTCTGAGGCATCCTCTGCCCATCTGTCAACATAGTTGATGTCGG